TCACACAAAGCCGAAAGGCCCGGAGGAACAGTGCCTTCGGGCCTTTCTTGGAAAAGGAGGGGCCGATGAAAAGAATGACATGGGGCCAGTGTAAATTGATCGCCCTGCAAACGATGTTTTCCAACGAGGGCGCGGCTATCACCGTAGACGACAGCAATCAGGACTACGTACACGCCATGCCGGGGAAAGCAAATGAAGCGCTGCAGCAGCTGGCCACCGTGGGACGGCCGCTGCTGAAACAATTCAACATCAGGCTTGCATACGGCGCAGAGCAGGGCGCAACCGACAAAGAACTGACCATGCCCACCGTAGACGGGCATTACCGAATCGACTTGACAGAATACATTCCCGGATTCCGCGCCGCAGACCGCGTGATGCTGGATGCCGGCGGGGTATACGGCGAAGCGGAAGACTGGGCGCTGGAGGGAGACAACGTACTGGTGATTCCGGGAACTGCGGGCGTATACACGCTGTGGTACATGGCATACCCGCAGACCATCGAAGTTGAAACGGCGGATGAAACAGAAATCGACCTGCCCCACGAAGCGGCGGTGCTGATCCCGCTGTATCTGGCGGCGGAACTGTATAAAGAAGACGATCTGAGCATGGCTACCGTGTTCAGAAACGAATTTGAAGACGGGTTGGAAAAGCTGCGGAGGGCATATCTGGAGAGCGGAAGCGCCTATCGCGGCGGCAGAGTTAGCAATAAGACTGGGTGGTGGTAACGCATGGCAAAATTCAACATCCCGGCGGAAACGCCGAAGCAAACGACCATCATTGAAACCTTCCGGGGCGTGGATCTGAACAACAGCCCCACAAACGTGGATAAATCCCGCTCTCCGGCGGCACCAAACATGATCCGCGACCAAGTGGGCAAGGTGCGAAAGCGTATGGGATACACCACCATTGCCACGGCACCGGGCGCCATTCACGGAATTTACCATCTGGAAGAGAAAACCATGGTGCATGCGGGTGACAAACTGTACCAGTGGGACGGCGGAGAGGGCTTTACAGAATTAGGCACCATGGCGGACGACCGGAGCCGTGGGTTTGTGTTTGACAAAAAGCTGTATCTTCTGGACGGCGTAAAATTCCGGGTTTACGACGGAGAATCCCTAAAGGCGGTGGAAGAGGACGCATACGTGCCTACCATCATTATCAGCCGAAACCCTGACGGCGGCGGAACCAGTTATGAAGCGTTGAACCTGCTGGGCAGAAAGTGGACGGAGAGCTTCCTTGGAACGGCGGACACAAAAGAGTATCAGCTGACAACGGAAGAGTTGGCAGACGATGAAGTAACAGCGCAGGTTTTAAACAGTGACGGCGAGTGGATGGACAAAAAAGAAGGAACGGACTTTACTGTAGATCGCACGACAGGGAAAGTAACATTCACCACAGCACCGGGTATACCCCCGGTGAACGGACAGGATAACGTAAAAATCACAGCAGCAAAAGACAGAGAAGGATATGCCGACAAAATCAACCACTGCACGGTATTTGCTGTGTTTGGCGTGGGAGGCGGAGCAGACCGCGTATTTCTGTCCGGCAATTTTGAGTTTCCGGGCATGGACTGGTACAGCGAATTTGAAAAGCCTGCGTTTTTCCCCGATACGGGATACACGACACTGAGCCGCGACGGAAGCAACGTCATGGGATATGCGGTACTGGGCAGCACACTGGCAACATTTCTGGAAAAATCCAGCGACGGAAGAAATGTGGTCGTGCGCAGCGGAAGCCTGGACGGTGAAGGACAGGCAGTGTTTCGGATCACCAACACGCTACACGGCGGAGACGTAGTGGCAAAGGACAGCTTTGCAGCATCCAACCGTGAACCGTTGTTTCTAACCAATCAGGGCGTATTTGCCATTACAGCGGAAGAGCTGACGGGAGAAAAGATTTCTCAGGAGCGCAGTTATTACATCGGCAGCGCCATTCAGGACGCGGCCAATAAAGAAACGGCCGTTGCCATTGTGTATTGGGATTTCTACGTTTTAGCGCTGGACGGCACAATGTATCTCATGGACCTGCAGCAAAAGACCTACGAAAAAAACAGCCCGTACAGCAGCTACCAGTACGAATGCTACTACTGGCCGGAGATTGCGGCAACGGCGCTGTGGATGGATGGAAAAGCGCTGTGTTTTGGTACAGAAGAAGGGAAGCTTTGCAGGTTTGCCACCAATGTGGACAACCCCGGAAGCTACAACGACGACGGCAAAGCCATTGACGCATACTGGGAAACCAGCGATTTTGACGGGCAGGCATTTTTCCACAGCAAAACATTTACTGGGATTTCATGCAGACTGGCGGCAGCAATTTATACAGGAGTAAAAATATACGCACAAAAACAAGGTGTTTGGATGCCTGTTTTTGATGCAAAAAGCAGAGCAAGATATTTTGATTGGAATTACGTGAATTTCGCAAAATTTGTGTTTAAAACGGATAGGACGCCGAGGACACTGTACGGAAAAATAAAAGTAAAAAAAGTGGACAAAGTGCGTTTCCGATTGCAAAACAACGCTTTAAATGAACCGTTTGGGATCTATTCATTTGGATTGATCTGGAAAGAAAACGGAAGTAACTACAAAAAATAAAAGAAGGTGAAAAAATGGCTTTTCAAAAATTGGAAACAGATTTAAAAATCATTTCCAAACTGCCGGATGAACCAAACGAAGGCGGACTAACTGCTGCGCAACTCAAAGCAAAGTTTGACGAAGCGGGGGAAACTGTCAAGTTATATCTAAATGAAACGCTGATTCCTGAAATTGAAAAGGAATTTAAGGGAAAAGCAAGCCAAGAAGATCTTGAAAACGTTGCCCTGGGACAGATTCCGGATGGGAGCATTACAAAAGAAAAACTGTCGCCTGACGCAATGGAAGCGGCACTGCCGAAGATGTCGATGAATGCGCCCGGACACGCGCAAAATGTCGCTGCAGGCTTTGCGCTGGGCATGACATGGATTCGGCCCAACTACACGCTCTATAACCTCGCATACAGCAAAGCGGCGGAGGACTTTTCCGTAACAGCCTGCGCAGTGACAAAAGAAGAGCAGATGTTTACGGTGGCTGGCAATGGTGACGATAAGGTCATTTCTGCGGAACTGGAACACGGCTCTGCTTCCGGCTGGCTGTACTGCGTGGTCACTCCCGATGCTTCTGCGGTATCTGCAAAATTGATTGCGGGAGAGAACGAGATCGCGCTGACGCCGGGAGAAGAAACGGTTATCAAACACAAGTACGTTGGAACAGGCGTGACATTTGAGGCTTCATACGAAACGGCAAATGCCGCGGCTGCCGGCACGATCATTATCGAAAACCTGACGGTGATTGATGAAGTTGCAACGTTGGAACAGGTGGATGCGGAACACAGAGATGTTACCGATGATACTGTGTTAAATGCAGCTAACAGCAGTTCACCGTTTGCCACATTTGAAATTACTGCTGATAGTTGGCAGCATATTAAAGACGGAGATTGGCGCACAGTTGGCATTCGCCCTAAGATTATCGTTTCAGCACCAACCGGAAATATAGTCACTTGCTCTAGGGGTGACATTGTATTGACTGCTGAGTCCGTCAATAGAAGATGTGTTTTTGTGGTTAACGATTACGGCGAGTGGAATGTCACGACTGAATTGCCACAGGGTGTAGAAACGTATGTTGTTGATGTAACAGAGGTGAAGATTTATAACGTTGCTTTTTCTCCAAAAATCAAAAACTACGAAATGCTGTACGATAACGGTGTAAATGGTGCGCTGATTCCAAACGGGTTTAGAGATTATGACAAAACGGGAGATCCAGGCTGGTGCTATTTGATTAGTAATGATAATATCCCGTTTTCTAATTATGAATCTATGTTCATATTTTGTGAAAATAAAGGTGGCGGAAATGGTGGCCTTTATTTAAGCACTGGTTCAATAGATACTGGAACCAGCGCTGACAAATGGTATTTTACTACCGCAAAGGCTAAGAAAACGGCAAGAGTTAAAACTTCTGGGTGGGGCAATATAGCTTTTAGCTTCGGCGCATATGCAAGTGGAGCAACTTACAGTGTTGCTACTCAGGAAATCGGAGGTACGTATCTTAGAACGTACCTCGGCGGCTATTTGGGTAACGATGGTTATTGGTATACTTTCGCCTTGTGTCACGCGGATAATTGGGAAGAACTCGCTAGTATTGCCGGAATTAGCGCCGCAAGTCAAACTGATTTACTATCTCAGTCCGCTACACTATTCCAAAGTATAGAGGCTGTTACTTATTTAGCTAACGCCTGTACGGGCGACTTTATGGCAGAAGCCGTTCTGAACAGCACGTTCCGATCTGCACTTAACGCATCCGAGTTTAGCAGTGTTGTCTATGCAAATGAACACTGGGCGAAGTTCCTCGCTATGGTGGCATAAGGAGGGTATAAAATGGCTTTTAATCCGAAAATCCGATATAATCCCTCGCTTTCTGTGGAGGAAAATTTGACTGCAATCGTAAACTGGCTGAATTTCAGTTTGCAGGAAATGACGGTGGGGCGTGTTCCTCAGAACAAAGAAGAAATGGAACATACCGCAGAAGTTGTTATTGCCCAGCTTGGCGGTCAGAATACCGCACAGGCGGCAGAACAGCAGAGAAAGGCATTGCAGATGTTCGCTGCTTCTCTGACTGACGAACAGGCAATGGAAATTGCCACTGTTTATGACCCGTGGGTAGTCGGCAAACACTACAAGGGTGGCGAGTATTTTACCCACGGCACAAACGCTGTCGGAGATCCGCAGCTCTATAAGGTGAACGAAGGAAAGGAACACACCAGCCAAGCAGACTGGCTTCCTGGCACGGCTGCCACAGCTTCTCTGTACACGGCAATCGGCTTGGATGAAAGCGGGCATCCTGTTTGGAGCCAGCCGACCGGCGCTCATGACGCCTACAATACGGGCGATATCGTAAACCACAACGGGACGCTGTATATCTCTAACATTGACGGCAACACCACCGTGCCGGGAACGGATGACCGGTGGTGGAGTGTCTATAACGAGGAGGTGTAAGGCGTGACAAATGAAGAAATCGCCGTAAAGCTGGAAGATCATGAGCATGAGATCAATTCGTTAAAACACCGCATGAAAGCAGTGGAAGAGTCCAACACGGTTTTGAATCGTTTGGCAACTGCCGTTGAGGTCATGGCTACCAAGCAGGAAAACATGAGCAAAAGCGTTGATAAGCTGACTGGCAAGGTTGAAGCACTGGAAGCGGAGCCGGGAAAAAGATGGAAGTTTGTTGTTGAAAAGGCAATTTATTTTGTAGTTGCGGCAGTAGTCGGATATGCGCTGGCGCACATTGGATTTTAAGAAGGGAGTTACATATGAAAAACTGGAAATTGTGGCTGAAAGCAGCAGGCGTTCGCGCCGTTAAGACAGTAGCACAGACCGCAGTTGCAACGATCGGTACGGCGGCGGTACTGGATGAAGTCAATTGGGTCATGGTAGCATCTGCATCTGTGTTGGCGGGTATTCTGAGTTTGCTTACCAGCGTTGCGGGACTGCCGGAGGTAAAGACGGAATGACGAAAGCGGGAACGATCCCGCTTTCGGACATTGCGTGGATTCGCATCCATTTCAATACCAAAAAGCGGAGAAACAACAAGGCTGGCCTCAAGCAAATTTTGCAAGACTGCGGCGGCGATGTGATTATGAATGCCGCAATCTTTTTGAAAAACGGAGATCCATGCTGCCACCTAAAAGCGGACGGAAGCGTAAAGTGTAAGCCGGACTACACGACATGGGCAATCTGCTGGAACACACCGGAAGATTTTTGCGTGACTGCGGTGCCGGATGTAAATTACGCAAACTACATGGCCTGTGTGAAGTGCATTATCGCAAGGATCAAAATTGAAAAGATGGACTACCAGCCGGACATGAAATATGCCTGCAACCGTACCGCCATTGGAACAAAGGAAGGTCGCTTCGCTTATTACTGTACGGAGGACAACCTGTCTCCGGAAGCCTTGCAGGAACGGCTCTATGAAACAGGGTGGGACAACGCAATTATGATGGACGGCGGTGGAAGCACCTGCTTTATGGACAAGGACGGAAACGGCTTTGCCGGTGATGGGCGATATATACCGTTCTATCTAGTTGTTAAGCTAAAAGAAAAAGACACAGAGCCGGAAGGAGCAAAACCAATGGATATGGAAATAAAGGCGTATTCTATGGAAAAAGAAGGAGAAAAACTTCTTGCAAAAAACTTTAAAGTAAAAGAATTTGCGTGCAAAGACGGAAGCGACACAATTTTTATTGCGGACAAGCTTCCAATGGTTTTGCAGTACATCCGAATGAGAATCGGAAAAGCAATCACGATCAACAGCGCATACCGTACTCAGGAACACAACGCCAAAGAAGGCGGCGAGGAGTTCAGCATGCACCTGTACGGCGCGGCGGCAGATTTAAAAAAACCGTCCGGCTGGACACCTGCAAACATGGCGGCGGTCGCCCGTGAAATCATGCCGGACTGGGGCGGCGTGGGCATCTACAGTTGGGGCATTCATGTGGATGTCAGCCCCACATTCAGAAACTGGAACGGATAAGGAGTGAGGAAGCATGGCGAAAACACCGACTTACGATAGAAAATATGCGGGGCAGACGGTAAAAGAAGGCAATATGTCTGTTACCAGAGATAAAACTGGAGCTGTTGTAAGCTATGTAAACGACGGCGGCGTATCTGCAACCAGCACCAGAAAAACAGATAAAGCCAACAACAGTCCGACGCATCAGGCAGCATATCAGGCAGCGCAGCAAGGGGACTGGGACAGAGTTGGAACAATAGTCAACGGTTTGGCCGTTGACTCTGGATACGGTGACGGCACAAAATCCATGAAGGATGCAAACGCCTATCTGGGAGAACTGCAGGATGAATTTCTGTACAACCCCAATGAATACTACAAAAGCCAGTATGAAAAAGCGTTTGGAAAAGGAAGTTGGGACGGAAACAGAAGCGGAAGCATGGGACTGACCACCGGAAGCCGAGGTAATGGCTACGGCGAATACGGCAGTTTTAGAGACTTCGTAAACGGCATGGGCTATGACGACTACGAAGAACAGACCAGAAAATACATTCAGGCGGCAGTGGACAATGCTGTAAACGGATATAACCGGCAGATCGACACCGTGAACCGGGATACGCAGGAACTGGCCAGACAGGCATATATTGCCAACATGATGGGCCAGAAGAACATGGACCAAAAACTCTCCGCCAGCGGCCTTGCCGGCGGCATGGCAGACAGTCAGCGGATCGGGCTGCAGGCCAACTATGAAAACAATCTGAATGAACTGGAAATGCAGCGACAGGCGACCGTTGCTGAACTGCAGCTTGCCATTGAAAACGCCAGACTGACCGGCGACATGCAGACGGCACAGGAACTGGCAAGCTATCTCCAGCAGGTACAGGGCCAGTGGGTAAATTACCTGCAGAACCAGCAGCAACTGGAAAACCAGAACTACTGGAACAATCTGAACATGCAGCAGGAGAACCAGAACACGGCACGAAACTGGGTGCTGACCATGATTCAGAACGGCACTATGCCGGACGAAGCGACCCTGACGGCGGCAGGCATGACAACGGCGGATGCACAAAACATGCTGAACTACGTGAGACAGCAGAATGCACCGAAGGTGACGCCGACACCGAAATACACAGAAACGCAGGCGGGGTTAGCGCTGATGGCATTGGCAAACGGCAGCACGGACCCAACGGCAATTGACATGGTTGAAACAGTGTACGGCTTGCCGTGGCAGACGGTGCTGCGGGCGAGCTGCTCTCGCAGTTCGATTCCTGTTGCACGCATCTTACCTGTAGTAACTACTGATAATCTGCTCATACTTTTTCTCCTCACTTTTTGATTGTATTGCATCTGCCAAACGTGTATTCCAGGCATGTTACACAGAATAAGGCATCTTATTAATTTTACGGGATGAATACTTTAATGACAAGGTTTGTAGATTTTTTAACAATCTTTTACAGTGTTAAAATGCAGCGAAAAAATCTTCGTAAAGATCATCTTCGCCGACAAGACGCGGCGAGTTTTCCCCGCCTCCGTTTGTAGATCGTTTCATCGCCGCATAGCTTTCTTCACTTGCAGCGATCACATCCATCGGATAAACTTCGTAGCCCAGCTCACGGATCAGAGCGCAGAAGGCCTGCAGCGGCGGCGTTTCCTTTCTCGTTTCCAGAAAACGCATTTTTAACGTCTCATCGTGCAGGGCTTCTCTTTGCAGTTTTGCCAGGATCTCTGCGGTGTTCATCGGCGGTTCCTTTCTGTATTTTCCTACAGTTTTTTCACATCACCCCGGCTGTCGGAGATCACATAGCCGATCGACT